GTGACAGCTACTGTGCTAGAAGCTTAGGCATTAAGAAGGGCTTACCTAAAGCTAAACAGAATGACCCTAACACCCCAAACAACCTTTCACGTAAGCGTTGGAAGTGTTCAGGGGCTAAATCTAAGAAGTGAGGTGTTAAATGAAGTGTTCAGCATGTGGTAGTAGTCACACAAAGAAAGGCAATAAGATGCCTATCAGAGGACAGAGAGCCGTTAAGAACAAAGCAGCTAAGTCAAAGAAAAAGAAATAGTTCTTGACTTTTAGACTAAACTGTGCTATAATGTACTATAGTATTCTTTAAGTTGATACTTTACTTCTTAACAAAACTGTCCTAAAGGGATAAACAGTATGATAGACAAAGAATTAGAACGGTACTACGAAAGTATGTACTCGTTGTTTCATAATGAGGGCTGGAAGTCTTTACTGAGTGATTTAAAAGAGAACACTGTAAGTATTAACTCAGTAGAGAACACCACAGACCTTAACGACCTACAGTTCCGCAAGGGTCAGTTGTCTATCATAGCTAGTCTACTTAACTTAGAAGAACAGATTAGAGCAGCCGAAGAACAAGCATTAGAGGAAGACCTTGATGCGTATAATGGCTGATTTCCAGTGTCCTGACGGACATGTCAATGAGTTTTTTGTTGATAACGAAATAAAGCAGGTTGAGTGTACAGATTGTAGTCTTCCTGCTTATAAACTTATTTCCCCCGTTCGCAATAAGATTGACCCCATTTCTGGTGATAACGTAGGTGCAACGATGAAGTGGATGAAGATGCGCGAACAAAAACTGAAGCAAGAGCGTAAGGCCAACTCTGCGTAAGCAGAAGCTTTACTTAACTAAAACCTCCACAATGATAATATATCACGGAGTTTAATAATGGCAACACTGATAGACGAGCGTCCAGAAGACGACAACCCAGACGAAGAAATTACTACTTTTGAACAAGAAGAAGAACAGGAAGCTCCGCAAGAGTCAACCCCTGAACCTCCTCAAGAAGAAGAAGAAATCCCCGAGAAGTACCAAGGAAAGTCAACCGCTGAAATTGTAAGGATGCACCAAGAAGCTGAAAAGCTGCTAGGTAGGCAAAGCGGAGAAGTAGGGGAGCTACGTTCTGTTGTTGATAGTTATATCCAGACACAACTCGACACCAAAGCACCACCAGCACCAATTGAAGACCCTGATGAAGATGTAGATTTTTTCTCAGACCCAGACAAGGCTGTCGCAAGAGCAATTGCTAATCATCCTTCTATTAAACAAGCTGAACAGGCTAATGTAGATAACAAGCGTAATACCGCGAGGACACAACTGCAAGAACGTCATCCCGATATGCCGCAGATTCTACAGGACGCTAAGTTTGTTGAGTGGATTAAAGGCTCTAAGATTAGAACACAGCTCTTTGCCCAAGCAGACCGTGGTTATGACTACGATGCCGCTGATGAACTCCTTTCTAATTGGAAAGAACGTCAAGGTGTTGTTTCTCAGACCTTAGCTGCTGAAAAAGATGGACGTAAGGCTGCTATTAAGACAGCTTCTACAGGAAGTACAAAGGGCAACGGACAACAACAGTCTAGGAAGATTTACAGACGCTCAGACATTATTAAACTAATGCAGGACGACCCAGAACGGTACTTAGCTTTGTCAGATGAAATTGGCCTAGCTTACGCCGAGAAGAGAGTTCGCTAACTTAACTATTATCATTTAAAGGTATTATCTCATGGCTACATCAGTATATCCCTCACAAACCGGCGCAGTAAACAACACTAGCGCCGCTAAGTTTATCCCAGAAATCTGGAGTGACGAAGTTGTCGCTGCCTATAAGTCTAACCTCGTCATTGCCAACCTCGTTAAGAAGATGGGTATGTCAGGTAAGAAAGGCGACACCATTCACGTACCTAAGCCTATCCGTGGTTCAGCTAACGCTAAAGCCGCTGGCACAGCAGTAACTATCCAGAACAGCACTGAAGAAGAAGTCTTGATTGCAATTGACAAGCACTTCGAATTCTCTCGTCTTATCGAAGACATCACCGAAGTTCAGGCACTTGCTTCTCTCCGTCAGTTCTACACTGGTGACGCAGGTTACGGCCTAGCTAAGCAGATTGATAGTGATTTGTTTGACTTGGGTAAGAAGTTTGGTGACGACAACGGTTCTGGTTCTGACTGGGTTCACAGCAACACTTACAACTTCTCTGGCTCTGCTGGTATCGAAACTTATGCTGCTGACGCTGTCGCTGCTGGTGACGTGTTCAACGATGCTGGTTTCCGCGCTGCTATCCAGAAGCTGGATGACGCAGACGTACCTATGGACGGTCGTTCTTTCGTAGTTCCTCCTTCCATTCGTAACGCTATCATGGGCGTTGACCGCTACATGTCTTCTGACTTCGTAGATGGTCGTGGTGTTAAGAACGGTCAGATTGGTAACCTGTACGGCATTGACGTATACACTACTTCTAACTGTCCTGTACTTGAGACTGCTGCTCAAAACGCTGCTGGTGGTGAAGTTAAAGGTGCAATGTTGTTCCACAAGGACGCTATGGTTCTTGCTGAGCAACAGGCTGTACGTTCACAGACTCAGTACAAGCAGGAGTTCTTGGGAACTCTCTACACTGCTGATTGTCTGTACGGTACTCAGGTACTACGTCCAGAAGCAGGTATCGTTCTAGCTGTAAACGGCTAAGCGATAAGCAACAAACTAGGGGGTTCTTCGGAATCCCCTTTTCTTTTTTTTCTGTTTTTGTAGGAGTTACAATGGCTATATATAGAGGAAACGGCGGCGCTGGTGATTCAACCAATGACGCTACAGTAAGTGACGTAACAGCCCAAGCTGTCATAGCTTCTACAAAAGCAGATGAAGCAGCAGCAAGTGCAACAGCAGCAGCAGCCTCTGCAACGAGTGTACAGACCCTCACAGCAGCCACAGGAGCCGCTGGAAGCTCTGCGTCTTACAACGGTAGTACCAACACCCTAACTGTTCCAAGAGGCGACACAGGGGCAACAGGAGCCGCTGGTGACGACAGTGCTTGGACAGGTGGTAGTTACGCATCAGCAACAGGCGTTGTTACCTTTGCTTCAGATGATGGCTTAGGCTTTGTTACTGGAGACCTTAGAGGAGCTACTGGTTCTCAAGGTATCCAAGGTATCCAAGGTATCCAAGGTATTCAAGGAGCTACTGGCGATGGTTTTACAGGAGGCACGTACACAGCAAATACGGGTGTAGTTGCTTTTACTTCAGACGATGGCTTAGGTTTCTCCACAGGCGACCTTAGAGGAGCTACTGGTTCTCAAGGTATCCAAGGTATCCAAGGTATTCAAGGTATTCAAGGAGCTACCGGCGCAACAGGGGCTGCTGGTGCAGATGGTAGTGGTGGCGATGCTTACTTAGCACAGACACAGACTTTTACAGGCGCTAAGACGTTTTCAGCGACTACTGTCTTTGCAGCAGGAATCACAGAAGACGCAGAAACCCTTACAGGCACGGCAACCACTATCGACCTAGCCACTGCTACTAACTTTGTACACACCCTGACAGGCGCTACTACTTACACCTTCAGCAACCCAGCGTCCACAGGCAACGCCTCTAGTTTTACGCTCAAGATTATTCAAGACTCAACAGCCAGAGCAATCACTTGGCCTGCTAGTGTTGACTGGGCGGGAGGCACAGCGCCTACGCTTACAGCAACAAGTGGCGGTGTAGATGTGTTTGTGTTCTATACTATTGACGGTGGTACAATCTACTACGGCTTTACGGCTGGACAGGCGATGGCGTAATGAGTAGAGTAGCAGATAAACTCATCAAGGCTAAGGTTGATTCTGGATTTACACCCAACCCAGATTTTACAAAACTTCTCACAACAGCAGGTGCTGGCGGTACAACCCTGCTTAATGATTTAGACGATGCTTCGCAGATTGATTATTTCGCCACTTCGGATTTCAGTTTTAACGTCCTCTCTGGTGGGGCAAACCTGTACACAGCAGTAGATGATACTAATAAAGTTTTTATGGTAACGAACCGCAATGCTGACCGGCTAGCTGTTGCAGATTGGAGCGATGACACAGATATAGTTGTAGCAGACGTGGTAGTAGATTCTGCTAAGTTACAGGACGTTACTCAGGTAGCTGTTGACCCTTCAAAAGAGTTCGCATATACTGGTAACTTAGCGGGCACAACAGCAAATAGGGGCTTTTGTAGATACGACTATAGCGACCCGACAAATGTAACATTAAAGTGGTTTCTAGCATACTCGTCAGGCTCATACGGTCTAACAATTAATCCAACAAGAGAGTTGCTTTATCACTTTACTTCTAATGGTTTAGGTACTATGGACATTAGCCCAACAGGAACTAATGTTATGGTTTTTAAAGATTTTTTATCGACAGGCTCTGTTGTTGCTTATGTGCAGGATACCTTTTTAGATGTTGAAAATGATATTTTATACGCAGTAACTAGCAACGATAGAATTGTAGCTATTGATGTTAGCACTGATACAGCGGCAGTGCTTTTGGATAGCCTCGTTGACAATACAAACTTAGACCAGTCTTATGCAGTAAGTGTAGATGTAGCTGCGGGGATAGCTTTTGTTATTACAAGATATGGCAAAATCTCCAGCATTGATGTAAGCGACCCGTCTAATTTAGCTTTATTAGATACTTATACAGGCGTAGGTTACTCTAATGACAACGTAAGAAGAAGTATGGCTATTGACGCTGGAGCTAAAAGAGTCTATACCTCTTACGGTACTAGCTACCTCCCAGCAGGAGTTAAAGTTATAGAATACTCTGACCCATCTAATTTAACTTTAGAGACTACTCTTGACCATTCAGGCAGTGCATATAAAGGCGCTAAAGTACACTTATACAATTAAGGATTTATTATGTACGTAAAAACAAGCAATAACACTGTAGATGAGTTTCCCTACAATATAAGAAAATTACAAAAAGACAACTTAAATGTTTCTTTTCCGCAAGAAATAAGTGAAGAAACTTTAAGTTCTTTTGGCGTGTTTTCAATAGTTAGAGGAGAGTTTCCAGAAAGTATATTGCATACAGAAACTGCTGTACATGCTTTAGTACCCGAACTTGTAGATGGTGTATGGACACTGCCTTGGGTGGTACGAGACAAAACAGAAGACGAAATAGCCTCAGAAGCTCGTGGCGTTCGATATGAGCGCGATGAGCTACTGACCCAGTGTGACTGGACACAGTTACCTGATTCGCCGTTAGACAGCACTACAAGAGCTTCTTGGGCTACCTACCGAACAGCACTACGGGATGTAACTGGACAGACTGGTTTCCCTACTGACATTACTTGGCCAACAGCACCTTAACTTTACTTGGAGTAAACAACAATGAAATATTTATTAGTACTAGCAGCGTTCGCATTGACAGCCTGTAACACCTTCAATGCCGCAGTAGACGGTTCACAGATAATTGTAGATAGCACTGTTGACTCCGCACAGTCTATGGTTACAGACACAGCTAAGGGTATTGGAACAGGCTCTGCTACGTTTGTTGACGGTATTGCCGCTGACATCCGTAAAGCGTCTGAGTAGATGTTAGCCGAGATTGCTGCCGCTAAGGAATAACTTGACAACAGGACGTTCACAATGGTCGAAGAAACAAAAGAAATGCTTGACGTTGCTGCCGCTTCTACTGCAATTCTTTCTATGGCTGCTTGGTTACCACCGACTGCCTCTATCCTGACAATTATATGGTTAGGGATTAGGATTTATGAGTCAGACACTATACAGAAAATAGTTCATGGTCAGTCACCTAAAACACTTGACAAGAAAGACTAAATGGTGTATAATACATGAGTATACTAAGCAGCTTAATAGGGCCAGTTACTGGTTTACTTGACAAATTTATAGAGGATAAAGATAAGAAAAACTCTATAGCTTTTGAACTGGCTACTCTTGCTGAGAAGCATGCTCAAGAATTAGCGAAGGGACAGATTGAAGTTAATAAAACTGAAGCAGCGCACAAGAACTTATTTGTCGCTGGCTGGCGTCCGGCTGTGGGGTGGGTATGCTGCCTTGGCATGGCGAGTAACTTCCTTGTTATCCCGATGGCTAATTTTGCGTTGGCTTTATCCCATACTCCAATTGTAATCCCAATGATAGAGTTGTCTGAGATGATGCCTGTCTTACTTGGTATGTTAGGCTTAGGTGGTATGCGTACCGTAGAGAAAATGAATAACGTACAGAGGGAAAGATAATGGGTTCTGGATACGGTAGCCTTAATAGACAAATTAATAACAGAGTAGGTGTCGTAAAGAAATCTGCGCCTTACCAGCCTTTAACTCCTGTTCAGGATGAAGAAGAAGAAGAAGAAATTGTTTCTCTTGCCAGTAGCTTTGATAACGAAGTAGACCCTTTTGAAGTTGAGCAAACTCAAGATGTAAATGGCCAGCCTTGGAAAGAAGGAGGGTCACCTAATTTTAATTCTGCTGGTGTTGATTTAAACAAGGTAATAGAAAAAAATAAATACGGAGGTGCTTTAAAGTATTCTCAGTTGTCTCCTGAAGACCAAGCAGTAATAGACGCTCGTAGAGTAGTAGGGTCGGCGAAAGATTCAGGATACAGTACTTATGACCCTTTAGGTGACATGGCTGCTGTAAATTATGGTTCTGGTACACAGTACGATACAGCAGAAGAGGCGCTTAGTGGTCTGTCTGGCTTTTTAGGAGACATCTCTAGCAACAGAGAAGCTACGGATGAAAAGTTTAATACACGTAACTATGACCCCTCTGAGTTTACTATGTCAGGGGTTAGCCCAAAAGGAGGTGTAAGTAAACGAGCAGCAGTAGACTCTGCTATGGAGTACATCACTAAAAACAATATACCAATGTCGATAGAGGTTGATGGGCAAACGCGATACTTAACCACTGGTTTAGGTGCTGATGTCTACAGAGCAGACAAAGATTTTGAGTATGAGGCGGGAAGTTACGAAGACTTCGGGCCTATAGGTACGTATAGTACTTTACATGTAGACCCCGAAAGCGTGTGGGCTGGCATGCCCGCGCCTGTAAGGATTGGTTTAGCAGTACTCACTTCGGGCGGCTCAGAGGCTTTTATTGCAGGTACTAAAGCAATAGAAGGTGAGACGCTACACGCTGAGGATTACCTTTCTATAGCCCTTCCTACTTTACAATATGCAGACATTCTAGTACCTCCAGTAGATGCCGTAACAGCAGACGTAGCAAAAGGTATAGAAGCTTCACCCGCGATAGCTGGAAAAGGTGTTTTAGGTCTTAGTTATAACTCATCAAAAGCATTGCTAACAGGGGTAGTTACAGGTGACCCTATAGAAGCTGTTGCTACGGCTTACGGGCCTAAGCTTGTTAACCAAGCCTTAGAGAGGGCCGGTGTTGGAGATGCTCTAGACACTTTTGCAAGTAATAACAATATTAACCCTGATGACTTAGGGGCAGGTATTGATAAGACTATAACTGCACTTGCTCAAGGCGATGATATAGAAAAGGCTTTGTTAAAAGGTGTAGGTAAATACGTAGCAGAAGGAGGAACTATCCTTCCCGATGTAATCGAAGACGCGCTTGGTGACGCAGCTGAGAAAATTGGTGATTTAGTAGAGCCTATAACAGTTGCTTTATCTGCTATCAACGACAGCTTAATTAAACCAGTTACTAAAGAAGTAGGAGGTTTATTATCAGGAGCAGACACAGCAGCCAGACAAGCCTTGTCAGCGTTAGACGATAACGTAATACAACCTTTAACTGAAAACGTAGGAGATGCTTTATCGCAAGCAGATACAGCAGTCAGACAAGGTTTATCTACTTTTGATGAAGAAGTCTTACAACCGTTCACTCAACCAGTAGGAGATGCACTAGAAGACGCGGCACAAGCAACTGGTGATGTAGTAGAAGACGTAGGTCAAGCGGTAGGTGATGTGGCTGAGGACATAGGGCAAGAGGTAGGTGACGTAGCTGAAGACATAGCACAAGCAACTGGTGACGTAGTTGAAGACATAGGGCAAGTAGTAGGAGACGTAGCTGAAGACGTAGCACAAGAGGTTGGAGACGCGCTCTCTGCTGCTGAAACAGCAGTTAGGAAGGCTCTTGAAGATATAGAATTACCTGATGGCCCTGATATAGAATTACCTGATATAGACTTACCTGATATAGACTTACCTAATATAGACTTACCTAATATAAGCTTACCAGTACCAACCCGTGCGCCCTCAGCTACACGAACTACAGGTGGCTTATTTGACGTAGCTCAGTTTGAACACGACAAGGGCATT